CCTGAATTAAAGTTACGAGTAATTGCAATGTTAGATTATACATCACAATTTACTCTTCGTCCTATTCATGAAAATATTCTTAATAAATTAAGAAACTTTCCATGTGATAGAACCTTTACTCAAGATCCTTATCATTCATGAAAAGATAATCAAGAGAAATTCTTTTCTTTAGACTTATCTAGTGCAACTGATAGATTCCCAATTGAGTTGCAAACAAAATTATTAATGTATATTTACAAAAATAATTATGTTTTAGCCCAATCCTGAAAATCCCTATTAATAAATAGGAATTATCAGATATTGGACCAACCAAATGAATATGTTAGATATTCAGTTGGTCAACCAATGGGGGCCTACAGTTCCTGAGCAGTCTTTACCATTACACATCATCTTGTTGTGCAATATGCCGCATATTTATGTGGTCATATTACATTTAATGATTATATATTATTAGGTGACGATATTGTTATAAAAGACAATAGAGTTGCCAATAAATATATAACATTAATGACAAGATGAGGTGTTGATATATCCAAAACAAAAACACATGTGTCATATGATACATATGAATTTGCTAAAAGATGAATCAAAAATGGTAAAGAAATAACAGGTTTACCATTAAAAGGGTTATTTCAAAATTGAAATAATCCCTTTATTGCCTATACAGAGATTTACTCATATTTGAGTAAAATTTCTGTTGGGCGTGGTAATACATTAGATCTAGTAGCTAAGTTGTATGATAAATTACCTTATAAACTCAAAGGAAAAGTGAGAAATCACTCTTCCCGAAAAGTTTATAATTTATTATATGACTTCCATTTTAGTATGAAATACTCATTTGGAAATCTTACCTATGATGAATTTAGAAATTACATCATGGGCAAGAACCCTTATGAAAGTTTCATCATGCCACCAGTAGACCTATTTCCTTCATATATGAAGGAGATACTATCTGATGGACTAAAGATGGAAGCTGCTAAAGTTTCCTCTGAGATCTTAAGGCAATATGATATCTTTAATGAAAAATTTAAAGATTCATATGACCTTAATGATTTGTCAGTATGACCTCTTTTGCATGGATTCAAAAACCATTTATTAAATCTAAAAGAAATAATAAAGGATTATGAAGATGATTCAATTTCTTTAATTGATTCATCACAAGCTATGAGGTTAAATAATTTTGACAAAATTGTTTCACAGTTCAGAAATAAATCTGATGCGATGATCAATGTTGGAAAATTATGGAAAAAGTCTATATCTTTAGCACTTATAGAACCAACTGAATTAGATCTATATAATCCTAAATATTACGGAATTATCCGTAGTGCTTGGGATTATGCAATAGATACTAATTTAGACTTTGTTGCTAATAAATTTGATATTATTATCAACAAAGGGTTAAAAACTAATGAAGAATCTCAATCAAACTCTTGAGAGAGAATGAAAGAGATATTCAAACTTAATTAACCTGATCCTTTGGATCCGAAATTCTTAATATACTTAAC